CGTCATTTTTTATGCAATAGTAACCTTTGCCTTGATCTTTATATTTTATAATTTTCATGGTTTATTTATGGTGTCCGGGTTTGCTTTCTAATTCACCACCGCCTGAAAAAAGATATTGTGAAGTAGAGAAATTAGTGTGCGAAACGCTGATTGTATTCGCGTTTTGCACTGCGAAAGAATTATTGATTGATGCAGCAGAACCCGTTGACATTCCGATGAATCCTTGCCTGTAATCAGTCACGTTTTTAAATAGTATTCCTGTCATTGCTACAGTATCACCAGTGTGTGCTCCTCCAGCGACTTTGTAGGCTATCTTAAGATCAGACAACCACCATGATCCTTTACCAGCCCAATCGTTGGCTTGTTTAATAATATAAGTAGCCCTTGCCAGGACTGTAATACCTAGCGCTGACGAGACAATAAAATCTTCAGTTGCACCGGTAGCACCTATATAAGTTTTTTCTTTCTGAATATGCTCATAAGTTGAATCAATAAAATTCCCGCCTGAATCGACTTCAACTTTCCCGACTTCAGATGTTGAATCTCCCAGGCCCGTTACATCTTTCTGCATTTTAATGAAGAAACCTTCATTATCTACATCAAAGATATCATCAGCTAATTCTATAGGATCACCGTCAATTGTTGGGGTGACTGAAATAGTTGTTTTTGTTTTTTGGGTTGTATTATAAACAATCGCGCCTTCTTTAAATAAATGACTTGCTGCGTTACCAGCGGCCCAAACCAAAAATCCAGCACTTGCAATGTCTGAAGTTCCTTCGAGATATATTGCCAGTTTTTTATTTCCATCGGAATCAGTACGGCAACCATACAAATGGGAATTTTCAAGAGCTTGACCGTTCACAGTATCGGTGGCTGAATTCCATTCTATATCAGGATTTGGAATGTAAGTCGGGATATTATTACTGTTTACTGTTTCGAATGAATCGGCGGTGTATCCTATGTGGGTTGTATCTATGACGTCGAAAATTGGGTTTTTTTCTGTGAAATCAGTTACTCTTTGCGGTCCTGATAAGATTGTACATTCTATTGAAGTGAGAGAAACTACCACCCCTTTTATTAGAGTAACGCCCAAAGAAAATATGTCACTGCTACCTATAAAATCGAAATCAGTTCCAAATGCAAGTGTCCATCCTGCCGTTGCATCCTGGGTTATTTGCCAATAGTAAGTCATACCTACTATTTTATTTGATGGGTTGTCTAAAGTGCTATCTTGATCGATTTCAAGAGTGTGAACAGTGGCTTTTGATAGATCGGTTGTCACATTTGCGGCGGGGGTAAGTGCGATAGTTCCAATATTTGAAACAACACCTCTTTCAATATCCCAATCTGCATCAATAGCCGTAGCCCCGGCCTTATTAGCTGTTATAAAATCACCTGTTTGTAAGATATGACCACCACTTGCAGAATTAAGTGTAAACCCTGTGGATACTTTGTATTTATCCCCGGCTGAACCTAAAGCGGGATAATCCCCGGCATTCGTGCTGCTGTCAAAATCACCTTTTAAATTAACTCCTGAACCGGTTGATTGTAAGCCGTCCTTTTCCCAAACTTGTACATCGTTCTTATCATCCAAAACAGCTTTGTATAATCCAGAAATATAAATCACAGGAAAACGCCCGAATTCATCTGCAAGAACAGGGTGCGCCTGTGGTATTGTTTCTGCTGAATCTGAATAACTGGCTTTGGGCGTTGTGGTTCCTGTCTCAAAAAAGTAATACTTAGCACCGTCGAACGGTTTGACATTTTGCCCATATGCGCTTGCTATTGGGCTTACGAAAATTGACATTAGTTATCCTCGGTTTTTTGTTTGTTTAATATTTCATCTTTATATTGCTGTCTTACTGCTTGTACTGCTGTTGTAAGCCTTTTAATTATTAATTGTTCTTTCCCTGGCTTCGCTTTTGAAAGTTGTAATAAAATATTTCTGACTGTTCTTGATTCGTAGTATCTAGCGGCCAGTCCTACTCCAACCGTACCACCAATCCCCGCAACTGGACCGCCTAACATACTAGTCAATATTGAAGCGGTTGCAATTGGCATAATTTGAACACCTGTAGGCGGCATAAAGTTTGCGGTTTCTGAACCTCTTGTTAATTTAAGGGCTTTAGTCAAGGCGCTTAAAACCTTTTTATCTTCATTATTAAAGATGATACCGGTTTGATTTTCCAGTTTTTTGATACTGGTTAAAAACTTGGCTGTTGATAATTCCTCTAATCCACCTGACATTTTAGCAGCTCTTTGCATTACTGCAATTTTAGCATGGTTTTTGCCTTTAGGGGTTAAACTTTTATAGAGTAGTTTAATTTCACTACGGTTTTTACTAAATAAAAGTTTATCGATAACTTCGGGTTTGAATTCCCCACTTTTTAGAATCGATTTAAGTGCGGTTCCCTTCATTTCTTTCATTCCAAGAGAAAGTTTTTTATTTGCCACTTTCCATTTTGTGAAGTCTCGACGTTCCCCGTTTTCTTTTATGAAGTTTCCCATGTCTTCATTAACAGCCTTGTATATTTTATTCAGTTGTTTTTCTGCTGTATTCCTTACCGTTGCCATATCTTGACTGGCTAATTTTGAACCTAATTCTTTTCTAAGTTCTTCAATATTTCCAAGGTTGCTATTTTGGAAAGCGTCACCGTATTCTGTAAGAACATCAATAGCCTTTTGTGCTTCCTTGGTTCTTCTTTTGGAAAGTTCTTCGATCCCTTCTTTTATCGCTTTGTTAGTATTTTTTACGGGGACTATTACGGTTGTATCTGCCATTCGCTCAATGACTTCGTTTTTCATTCCTGCATATTTCCGGACATCAGCACCATGTTTTTTTAATACGTCCTTCATCACTTCATCAGAGGCATTGGCGACGTCATCGGCTCCGAATTGACGAAAGACATCTTTTACAGCTTCGACTCGTTGTTCTTGCTGAGCTGCTTTTTTTATTCCTGACCCAAACGGCACTTTTTCACCGATTGATTGAATATTTTTCCCGATAAAAGTTTTAGGTGGTAAAACATCAGAGGTTAGGGGCACTATACCCGCTTTTTCTGCTTCTTTTACTACTTTCTGCACTGGTGAAGGGGTCTTGTCTAATACACCTTTTACACGCCCTTTTGCACCACTTAAAGCCCTACCAGCAAATTCGGTAGCTCCTGCAATTGGTATTTGTTCAACGTCAAAATCACCACCCATTGCCGCCTGACTTCCTTCAATTGCTGCCTGCGTCATCATTGCACTTGCTGCTGCGTAAATCATTTTTGCACCTTTGGCCGGGGCTGTGGCGGCGAATGATAGACCAGTCAAGATTGCCCGTTTTGCGTCACTCGGTTGTAATCCTGGCTTGATAGCATATTCTTTTCCATCTTTGGCAGACTTGAAGATATAATTACCTTTTTTATCTTGTCTAATTTCTATACCAGGACTGTTGTTTTTTAATATCTTGACTGATTCTTCAGGGGTAGTAGCCATTAAGCCAACTGCGTTTTGAAATCCTTCCATCGATATATCATCGATTTCAGGCATATTATACCAATCTTCCATTGCATCAGTTTCTGCTGTTCTTTTATCCCCGCCAGTGACTAAATCAGATACATATTCTCCTATACTCGGTTTTTCTTCAGGTGGTTTATAAAATGGAACTGTGATTTCTTGGAACAATCTTTCTTCGCTTTTTGGTAGTTGAATCTGTCCGGATGAAACACCACGCTTAAATAATTCTGATTGTTCCGGGGTATATTCATTTGATTTAAATTTTCTGATTGCCTCTGATATTTTCGGGTCTATTCGTTCGGACTGCTGGCCTCTTGTTAAATATTGGCTCACTGGTTGTGCTGAAAAGTCTGTTCCTGGGTCAACTTGTTGCGGTTGATCTTCCAAGCTTCTAACGCCTTGAGGCAATGCCACTGAACCCGTATTAATACCCCGTTCGTAAATGCTCTTTAGGTTGTCGGGCATTGTTCCTGATTTATATGAAGCGTACAAACTATCTTCTCTACCCATTTATAATCCTAAAAGATTCATTTCATCTTGACTTAATGGCTGTGTATTCGGTTGTGTTGGGGCTTCTGCAACTGGTTCAACTTGTGTTTCTGCATCCTTAGGAACTTCGTGATAGTCTTCTTCCTCGGGGACGGAATAAAAAACGCTGTCAGGATTTAATTTATATCTTTTTGCCTCTTTCATGAGTTTTTCTCTTACTGCTTTTTCCTTAATTTTTACAGCACCAAATAAATTTTTGGATTGTTTTCTAAAATCTGCCCGTTGTACTGGATTTAAAAATTTACCACTTCTAAGTTTATTATATTGGTTCATGATGATATCAGGGACACCAGCGGCATTTTTAGCGGTGGCATATTCCCCCTCTCTAACCACTGAACCAGGGTCAAGCATTTTCATATAATTGAATACTAAAGCAATATCCCCTGCTGCTGTTGGGTCGATTGATTTTATCTTTCTATATGATTCCTGTACTTTTTGAAAATCTTCCGTTTCTCTTGAATATTCCTTTCTTAGACTCTGCTCTAATTCAAACTTTTTACTAGCGATCATTTCTGTATTTTCCGGAGGTATTGCTTCTATCTGAGCAATTAAAACGCCGTATTCTTCACCGAAATCTTTATCTGCTTTCATTACGATTGATATTTGTTTGTTTGATAAATCTAAATCCTTCAACGCTTTTATTTTGTTCAAACGTTTCATTTCTAATTCTAATTTTTGTAATTTAGTGTCTTCTATTGGTCGAGTGATTATTTTATTTAGATAACCAGTTTCTACCCTATCATTTATTATTTCTTGGGCTTCATTTTGTAGATTTTCATCACCTTCGAGTTTATCTCTTAAGCCTCTTGTATTTGATGCGTCGCCGCCCCTGCTTTCAACGAGTTCAATTTGTCTGTTTACTATACTGATTTGCTCGTTTATTGGTTTTCCTTTTATTTTTTTTGCGAGGAAAACCGATTCTTTTAAAAATCGTGCATCTGTCTTTTGCTTTTCAGCCGTTACTTTCCGGGCTTCTTCTGAAACTTTACGCTTTTCACCAGCTTCAATATTTTTAATTTCATTAGCACCACGCCCTAAATTTTGGATTGCCAACGCTGCCTTCGGATCAATACCAGATAATTCTTGAAAGGCTACCGGATCAGATACAGCTCTTCTTTTTAAGTCTGCTAATTTTTCATCATATTCGCGTTGCTTCTGTTCATTGCTTATTTGCCTTTCCCGGTTTTCGTTCCGCTGTTCATACTGTTCAGATTGTCTTTGCATCCCTTTGACTTGACTGTATGCCTGCAAGCCCTGTTGCAATAGTTTTGAATAATCGACGCCGTAAACCGGTTGTATTCGTGCCATGGTTAAACCTTTTTATTATCATTAAAATTGCTTACTACCTTCATCCTTGCTAATTCATCTGTTACTGTCTCCGCTTATAGGGCGTTGGCCTTTAGTCCCCCCCGAGGTCACGTCACTTACCCTAATAGCTGCCTCTTTTTTTAATCTCTTGGCTTCTGCTGCTGCTGCTGCCTCTGCTTTATGCTTAGCTGCAAAGTCAATAACACCCTTATCCTGACCTGTTTGAATATATTCAGGTTGTTGACTTATTTGAGCTGCTGTTTGTGAAGCTTCTAAACCTTGACCGCTCAATCCTGATAGTCTTCTGAACTGGTTATCATAATCGGTTTGTGCCCTTCCGAAAGCCTGATCTTGAAGCGCGGTTCTGACATTACCGCCACCTAAACCACCGATTGCGGCTGAACTTCTCAACAATGCTTTTTCTTGACGATCTCTTAAAAACTTTTGTCCTGGGGATTCTGAAAACCTTTTCATTGCCTGATTTTGCTCTTGTGATCCTGACAATCCCAATAGAGCCTGTTGTTCTTCAGATGCTCTCTGTCCGGCTGTTCCATATGGCTTTAACCTTCCAAGATTTTCTTGTCTTAATCCTTCAAACCTTCCTTGAACCTGTGCATTGATTGCGTCTTCACGGTCACGCCTTGACTGGCTTGCTACTCCGTATACATCTTCATGTTGTGATTGAGTTAACGCCCTATCTCTTGCATCTGACTTTGCATTTGCCTTGTTCGCATCCCTTTGCGCTTTTGTGTTTTGCTGTTGGGCCATATATCCAGTAACTACAGCGGCCCCACCTACTGCGACGGCTCCCCAACTCATAACAATTCCCCCACTTCCAAATTAATTAATAATCGTTCTTCTTCAAATGTTAATATTAATTCCTTTTCAAGAATATCAAGATTTGTTTCAGTGGTTGCATGTATTGTTGACCAAACCATATCCTCGAGAATCCAAAGGACTTTTTTAACACCTTCTTTGCTGACAAACATATCAGGGGCCGATATTTCCTTATATTCACCGTCAATCATGACGTTAGCCCTGCCAGAATGCACTATATTAAAGTGCTCAGTTTTATGTGTCTTGCCAATAACAAAGGTTCCTTTGGGCATAAAGATCGTCCTGACGTATATTCCAGGTGTAAAATCATGAACAAGGGGTAAATCAATTTGATCTTCCTTTAATAAATTATCTTGCAAATTTAGAAGATACTTTCGATAACCATTTAAGAATTCTTCTTCTGTTAATTGATTTTCTTGAATTATTTGTATTGGCTTGTTCATATTTTTAAAGCTCCTGAAGTTCTTAGACTTGCAAGTAATTCGTTTATTTTAGCTGTATTGTTGGCTGTACTTGATACCGTTATATCATCAATGGCTTCCATTTGATCGGGTATTAGCAATGCAACATCAACTAAAAACCTGTGATTCCTTTTTGTTAAATTTCCATCCTTATCAACATAAGGCTCTGTCCTTTTCGGAGGAATTAGATTATTGGACAATTTCTACCTCCGCTATGATTTTAATAAAAACCACCTGCACTGGATCCGAAACTTTAAAACTCCAAACTCTATTAGCAGGTACTCTTCCCAACCTTCTCCAAACTGTTCGCCGTAAATATTCGCCAATTTTCCCTATAGGTCTCCAGAATTCACCTATCCAAGTCCGGGCGCCATCGTTTGAGAATTCCATCATTACCTGTGGGTCTGATCCTTGCCCGGTAATCAATCCTACTCCTGAGTTTACAACCAGTTCCAACTTGCTAACAATTAATGAGCTGCTTTTTTCTGATAGCGGGCCGGTTGTTTTTAGCCTTAAAATTGTATTGCCATATTCAGTATAAGTATCAGGATCAAGATAGCCAATACGCCCGTCAATGATGTCAGAAACGATCAATTTGTTATAAATATTATTGATGGTACTCACACGCCAAGCATTATCTGATATCCCTGATTGTTGTTCTAACCAGATTGAACGCCCTGTTAATTTGCTTGCTGTTATATTGAATACAAATGTTTTCGGGTCAACGTTGATTGATTCCAGGGTAAAGCCAACAAATGAGAAACCATTCAATGAGTAAGTGAAAGAAAAAGACTTTGATATCTCTTCTACTGTGAATTTTTGGATTTCTTGATCAATTGCATCAGTGCTGATATTTTCCGGTTCTGCTGTTTCTCCCGCTCTCAATACTGTTGTTTTCTCGTTAACCCCACCGCCTAAAAAATAGAACGATCCTTCCCATTCGATCGGTGAATATTTTGAATGAGTCCCTTTTTCATAACTGGCGCCTGGGATTCTTTGAAAAGGAAAACCGGAACCGCCAACATTTTGAAAAGGTTCAGTGTTATCTATTTTTAATATGAACAATTCATCATAATTAACATGGCACCCGATAATAGGACCGGGTGCAAGCTCAGCGGTTCCAAAATCCAGGGCATCATAAGTTAATGGATCATTAAGGGCTGAATTGAAAAATACATTTGTGTTTGTTTCTGTGAAGATGTAAAAACCATCTTTAAAGCAAACACTATCAGAGGTACGAAAATCAACATCAGTAATTTGTACTAATGTGTCCGTTGTAGCGTTATAAACATACGCATTACCACCAGGGACAAGTATAACCAGTTTTTCGCCGTTATGAGCTGTTTTGATACGAACATCACCGGTAATTGTACCGATTGAAGTTTTAACCCCGAATTGATCAATAGAATAAAGAGTCTGAGCTGATACAGCATAGTAAACCCCAGCCATTACTGCCGATCCTCTTGATTTATCGATACCAAGATCAGAAAATGAAACGATTCCAGGAGTACCAAAAAGGGCTGTTTCATTTAATGATTGTTCTCTTGCCACGGCTGCAAATAGATTAATACAGCGCTGTGCTGAGAATTGTAGCGCTGTGCTTTCGTATGATCCTAATCCTAATGGTATTTGTATTTTTTGCTGTGTCATAATTAGTTATAGTGCATCATCATACGTGCAAGTTTATCGGTTCCTGCTGTCACTGATTGCATACAGTGGCCGCATTCGTGAAAGTGTGCATCTATAGCGTTTATAGTCCCGCCCGGTGGTTCTGCGTTCGTCATGTCTACTCTTCCAGCTTGTGTTGCAGAAGCTCTACACCAATAACCCCTAGTTGAAGCTGTGGAATCCTGCAACAAAACATCTGCTATTCCTTGAAAAATTACCAGAACTTCTTCACCGTCTGGGATTCCGTCGTCATAAATAACGCCAACAATGTCAGGTTCGTCAGCGCCAACTAAATTAACCCCGAAATCAACACTTGCTTCAGTGTTTACCATTGATCCTTTAACTGATGGAGCGCCGGTTTTATTTATGAAGTATGTTCCTATTCCACCCTCTGGAGTAAACCTTATTGAATGGTTTCCTAATTTCATAAAAACACCAATGAAGACCCTTTTCCCAAAGGAGTATATTCAAAGTAAACGCCCATTGTAAAATCAACGGGTGCGTCCGTTGTTGTTGCATAAAATCTTAAAAATGTGTCAACACCATTTTCCTGGATAACTGTAAAAGGTCTGCCTGCAAACCTGTCATCTGTGATTTCTACCACTTTGGGAGTAGAAGCATTTACGGCTGTATAAATCTGAGCCGCAACTTTATCCTTCGCAAAATAACTACCCTTTTCAAAGCCAGATAACACAGCACCATCGGCAGTTAAATCTTCTTCCCCGTTAGCAGAGAATACAGTTGCATAAACCCCGGTTAAATTGACTAATGTTGTGATTGCTTCCAAAATAGCATATTGTGACACAATTAAACACTGACCTTTAACCTTGGCTATATCTGCAGACAGCGCCCCGTTTCCTGTTATTCTAATAGATTTATATATTTTAATGGTTTCTTTTTCGCCGTTTATTTTCATGGTCTTTCTGGTTCAGATAAAAGTACAGTTAAACTAGAAGTCCCGACACCACTCACAACTGCTCTGACCCAGCCACGACCCATAGAAAAAGGGACTATTGCGTCTGAAGTGTATGCTGAGTTTGTTGGTGATACTGCTGTTTTTGATCTATCCAGTGTTCCTTCGATTGTTACAGTTGCACCATCCCATGTACCAACAACTTGAAGCGTACCCTCTCCGGTTCCACTCCATTCTTTCCATTCACCAGTATTGTTTGCCGTCTGTTCTTCTTGGAGTCTTAATACTTTTAATGATGGTGACATTTTGCCTCTTAAAAATTATCCTCGTTTTGTTCAGGAAAAAAAGTATTGTTATTATATGAATAATAATCGTCATTACCAGAACCAATGGGTAATGTTTCCGGTTTTTTTGCTTTTAGATTTAATGTTGCTCTAATAACTATTGACCGACTTCTGACAACTTCAGCGGCCAGGGCTTGAGTAACTTGAGCGCCATAAAACGGTGCTAATTTAACAGCGACATTGCACTCTAAAAAACCGGTTGCGTATCTCGGTTCTTGCAGATCGCTGTCAAGGCTTTCAACCGGATCAATTCCTTTTAAAACACCGATTGCGTTTTCTTCAGCCAAAAAGTTATTAAGCTGATGTAGGCCATCTTGAGCTTCAGAAGGTGTTAAAGGTGTTTCTGCTGCCAGAACCCCTATCCATCCGTAAGCTGTATTAATTATCTTCTGAGGTGTTGTCATTTTTACCGCTCATAATTTCTGGTTCCGGGATTTTGGCCAACTCTTCTTCGATAATTATCAGCATTGCTTCTTTTTTCGCGTTCGGGTAAAACCCACGATCAGGAAAATGTTTTTTTACATATTCTTTCAGCTCTGGGGATTCCATTGCTTTAAAGTTTGCCGGTGGAAGTTCCTGTGTTTTTGTTGATTCTTCAGGATTTTCATTTTCTTGATTATCCGGAAGTTCCGGTGTTTCTTCTTTTTTCTGTGCGTTTATGTCCGGTGTGTCAAACCATCCAGGGTGTTGGTCTATTTCATCACTGTAAACCATCATTGATTTACCATCTTTATAAAGGATATCTCTTGACCGTGTTTTATCCGGGGCTTTGTTAATCATGTTTTTTCCCATTAAAAAAGGGGCTTAATTGCCCCCTTGATTATTCCTCACCGGCATTGAGCGCCGCTCTCATTTCAGCCATTTGCAGCAACATTGACGCTACAGTATCATTCAAACCGTTGACCGTTGCGATCATCAGATCCCTATTGGTTGCTGAATCATACGCACCCGCCGTGGCGCCTGAGCCTCCTGCCGGGGCGTCTGCTGTCAATGAATCCGTTACCGTTGTGCTGATCTTTTCTAATCTTGTATTAACACCCACAACTACCTCCCTTTAAGGATTTAAAATAAAAGCCCTAAAAGGGTTATGAGTTAACTTTGGCAATCAAAGCATTAACAAGAGCTGTTAAATCAGCAAATGCCTGCCCAACTTCTGCGTCTGTCATTGCTTCACCATCCGCAATAGTTTGTGGCAATGCTGCGGTCTGTGGGTTAGCTGTGTATGTCACAACTCTAGGCCCAATCGTATCCGCCGCTAATTCCCGTTTTTCATTAAACATAATTTTCTCCTTTTATTAATTACGGACAGTAGTTGACCGCAATTAACTTATTAATTAGCGATTATTCGGTTAAACGGCCACCGAATAACGGATTTTGAACCTTGACACCGAAATGAACGTCAAAGCTGTAAATGGTAGATTTGGAAAGTGTGATATCAGAACCCTTAAAGCATGTCATTGAGATACCGTCTTCAGTGATCTGCTCTGTCAAAATACCAGTTCCCTTTTCCGGTTGTGCTAATCTTGCGAAACAAAGCGTAATAGCATTAGGATGGAAGAACATATTTTGTTTATAAGAAGTTCCACCTGTACCAGTCAATACTGTAATCACAGCATTGTTAGCAGGTGCGGCGGTAACGTTCTGATAAGGTCCGGAAGTGATAATTGCAGGGCTGATTGTTAATGATGCTTCATTGTTTCCAACTGCGTCACTATCAGCATCAGCAATCACAGCGAAGTTTTGGAGTTCGCCTGTTGACACTTTGGTTCTATCATTAACTGCATAGACATCTGCCAAGGTAATAACATCACCAGCTTTTAAGATTCCGGTTTTTGAAGCTGTCCAACCGTCAGTCAATAAAACCTGACTTTGGCTGTTCTTACTTGCTGCGTAAGTAACATTCTGATCGGCTCCATTTACCAAAGGGGTTCCAGTTGCAACGCCAACTGTATGAGTTGGTAGTGATTGGCATTCAAAAGAATTCAAACCACCGTAACGCCCGAAACCTGCTTCTTCAATCGCACGTTTGGAAATGGTTTCAGGAAACACACCTTTCAAACCATCGGCCAGCTTTGCTTTCGTTGTAGGAGAATAAAACGCATTTCTCATACCACCGTCAGGCACACCAAGGTTTGAGAGTCTTGTACCCTGTGCTGCTACTGCTGCCAATGTCGCGGGGATTGTGCCAGGTGTTCCAATGAGGTTTGGAAGATAAATATATTGCGCTGCAATTGCGCTTTCAACTTCCTGTGCAATCTGCTCCGCCGCTGGCTTAAACAATCGTTCGTTTATGTCTTTAGGGGGAAGATTCAATGTTTTTTGAAGACTGGAAAGAGAGAAGACAACTTTTTTGTAATAGTTCAGAACTACGGGAACGGTTGCTTCTTCAATGTCAGTGATTTGACCGGCTGTGATAGCCGCGCCATCTGAAGCGGTAAAATGGATAGGTCTGTTGACATATGCAGTATTTCCAATGTCTCCATTGAAAAGGTTTGCATTATCAACCTGTCGATCTACTTTTCCACTTAAAACTAAACGGTTCTTAAGAGCAAGAACCATCATTTTAGTGATTAGAGTAGTATTAATAAACGCATTAGCCATATAAAAGCCCCTCCTTGGGCTGTATTACACCTCCCTGGCTAACTAATCGTACAGAATCTTATCAAGCTCCGCGAGTGAGTGATCGGCGTCCTTATCGCCAATATCCTTAACACTTGCGGTGCCTCCGCTTCCTGCTATTTTAACCGGGGCTGGTGCTTTTGTTGTTTTTTTCGGTTTAACCGTTGAAAGTTTAACAGAGAGTTTTCCGATCTCTCTTACTGCTGATAATGGGCTCATATTAGAGAGCTCTTCAACCTTATCGAGATTGTTTCCCAAGTATTTTGTTATAAGTGGGCCGTTTTCATCTTCATAGATGGCATCAATTGCCTCCATTGAGATAGGTATTTTAGCATCAACTAAATTTAATGATGCTTCCTTTATTTCATCACCTATTCCTGATTCCTCGACTCTCTTATTATACTTAATACTTGCTTCTTTTCTCTGATCTTCAATTGTCTGACTTTGACTTTTTTGATCCCTCTCGGACAATGCAGCATCAACAGAATATTTGATCAATGCTTCTTTGTGTAGGTCTTCATCAAAATCAAAATCTTCGAGCGTTGGGGCTTTTTCGGGTAGTTCTGGTTTCTTTTCAAACTCTGCCAGTTTTCTTTCGGCCTCTTCCCTTTTGGCTCTTTCTGAATAAACTCTACCAGTTAATTTATTAATTCTTTTCTGAACACCGTCTGACTTTGGTTTGTCTGGTTCAACTTCTGTCTCAATTTCGACATCTGTTTCCGTTTCAACTTCTGTCTCTGGTTCAGTTACTTCTACTTCCGAAGGGGCTGATTCCTTATTTTCACCAGTTATTTCCGCTTCAATATCAGCGTAAATTTTGGATTCTTCAGCGTTTTCTATCTCTGACATGGCACCTTTTTAAGGTTGATTTTATTTCCGGGTTATAAGCAACCCGTAGCTTTATTATTTTTTGGGTGTTTTAACGCTCAAACATTAAAACACCCCTTACTTAATGACATTCATATTCTGACAAATGATATTAAGCTAGCAAATTAATATATAAACTAAAAATATTAATATTGTCAAATTATTGTTGCAATTCACTACCCGGATTAAGTGGTAATTCTTGCTCTTGTGGTAACTGCTGGCCTTTTGCGTCCATAGGCAATGATCCTGCTATTTCCTGCCCTTCTAAAACGTCTATCTGTTCCTCTTGGACTAAGACTTGCTGCCCTTCTAAGACGTCCTCATCTTCTTCACTGATCAATATTCCTGCTGCTGCTTGCTCCCTGAGTTCTTTCTTGTATTTTGTAAGTGCATCCAGAGTGGCCGCTTGTGCATCTAATATAACTTTCTGTGTCTCTGCTTCAAGTTTTTTGATTCTCTCAATTGATTCTTCAGTCTGCATATTTAGATTATCAACTAAGGCGGTATCCATTGGGTCCGGTGGTGATTCCTGATCGAGTCCGTATTCCTTGATTTCTTCTTCTGTTGGTTCAATTAGATTTTGGTTGATCATTCGCTTACGAATCCGTTTCGTTGCAACTTCACTCTGGACTAAATCCATATTGGATACAATCAGGTCTGTCAGTGCTGCTGCATCATCAGGGGAGAATTCAGCAAGTTTTATTAGTTGATCTACGGATTGCTCTCGTTTAGTAGAGAATGCAACACCGGTTTTTGCCAGGACACTATATTTCCCTTGTGATAGATCATTGACCTTAACCATCTTTCCCGTTTCTTCGTCTTCAATCTCCTGATTTATTTCAACATCTTCCAATTCTTCGTCATCACCCATTATTTTTACAATTCTCGCAGTGTCATAGATTCTAGGGATAAGATCAAGACAGATTTCATAACCAAACCGCTGGGATTTTTGCAGGTTATCTCGATAGATAAACGTTCCTGTACCGCCTCTTTCATCTTCTCGCTGCTTTGCTACTCCTGATTGAATGTCCTGTATTTCTGTTATTCCGGCCGGTTCAATTCCTGTGGTTGCTATAATATCTTCTTTCGATTGTCCGATTTGCAGTAATAAAGCCTGTTGTACTGTTGGGGTTTCTAATCTGTGAGGTGGCGGCGCTATCCCGTCATTTTCATAGGTCATGACAGGGGGATTATTGATATTAAAATTCTCCCATTCTGGTTCATGTCCTGCCATTTGATTTGTTGACATGATGACAGGAGACTTAGGGGTTAACGCTGTTGTCTCGATTGCTGTTGATGTACCATAGTTATAGATTCTCTGTGCATCTTTAGCTTTTCTTACAATTCCCCAAATATATTCTTTCCCGTTGATCATTGCAGTTTTCCCAAAGACAGGCACCATCGGAATAAACTTACCAGCCCAGGGCTGCATTTCTGTCAACATTTCAGCACCGGACATGACACCCATATCGACTTTATAAGAATTAACTTCCTTCTTCTTTACTACTGTGATTCCCTGTTCTGCTAATTCGTCAATGATTTCCTCGTTTTCATCCAGGTCAATAATCCTGCCATCGGATAATAGGCAGATTGTTTTTTTAATTGGCGTTCGTCTCCAATATTCTGCTATTCTGACGCCGTGTTCCCTGAACCAGTGCGAATATTTTCCGGTTCTGTATTCGTCAACATCGAAGTCAACCACACGAGCTTTAGGATAAGTATGTTTGTATAATTCTTTAGACATGTAAGAGATAAGGAATTGCCATTCCGAATCGCGCTTATCGTATTTCTTTGCGTTCGGATCCCAAAAATAAGAGGAAGGGGCTGACTTGATCGGCTCCATAATAATATTCTGTTCATCGTCGAAACTATTTTCTTCTACTTCAGTCAGATAGCGCCAACCACCGTAACCGCAAGTCAATTGTTCATCAAAGGCAGTATCATGGATATTTGAAGCTGCCTCCATTTGTTCGATGTTCCGGATTAATCCAGTGAATACTTTTGCTACTTCTTTAGTTCCACCATTTTGGGGGATGATTCGGGGGCCGGTTCTGGTCTTTCGTTGTTCTCCGATCACTTGGTCTTTCGGTCCAGAGATTCTATCAATTGTGTATCGTGGACGTTTTGCTCTGTTTTCTTTTTGATATTCTTCCCACTGTCCATCTTCAGCTGCGAGAAACAAGAGGTCTTCTATTGCCTTGTCTCGTTGATCATCTTTTCTAACCAATTCAAAGCGTTCAAGTGCTTCTTTGTGTATCTGTTCTGCTGGTGTGCCGGTAGCTTCCTTGCTGTTTTCTTCCATTTTATTCCTTATGGTACTAGTGTTGTTAAAATTCTCTGTTTTATTGGATTAACTGAGGAGAAATAAGCTTTTCCTTTATATTTTTTAACAGCGCACTTCTCACAACGGTGTTTTTTATCCCCATTATCAAATGGGGGATTTGCAATTTTACCACAATCACAGCATGTTGCACTCATCTTACAAACTCCGAAGCAAAAACCAAAGGCTTTCTGGTTATTGTTGGTGGTGGGTTAGCAAAGCACATACATAAAGCATCAGCCATATTTGGGCTTTTAATACCTTCTTTTACAGCATCCTTTTTAGACTGAATCTGAATGAAGCTATTGTTTTTTTTATCTTTCTTGACCTTTATCAGCTCACTCTTAAGAATGTCAATATCTTCTAAATCTGGATCAATTGCAATAAGGTCTTCGGGATTAGTATAAATCCCCTTCTCTATTGCATTGTAAGTTGCCTCGAATCTATCGGCAAGTAGAATGTAATATTGTGACCGTTTGTTTCTAAATGTATCTTTGTTTGATTTTTTCTGATCATCAGGAATCAGTTTTGTTTTTGGGTAAAGTTCATGTGGATTATCAACCGATTCAGCACCCATAAAAGGGATTACCTTGATTGATTTATTGATTGTCACATTGGCCAGGTAAACTTTCATAGCTGCGCCCATTCCGGTAGCATCATAGACCATAAATTCATCTTTATCTTTTTCAGCATTTTTAAAAGCGTTGTCGATCGCTTCCGGTAATTCCCCCCACTCCCATCGCTCACCGTTTGAGATATAAGAGCCGTGTCTATGCATCGTACACTTTGCGTCTCCAGTATCAGCAAGATCAAACCCTTGAGATCTGACACCAGCCACTTTAAACCCTAGTTTCTTATGAGCATTTACTGCAGCATCAAACCATTCAGGCTTAATGATAGCATCTTGATAATCTGCATAACATTCGCCGCCGTACATCCATAGCCATTTTTTATAGTTTTCTTTCTTTAAATCTCTTGAGTGTTCTTCTAATCCGGGATTTGGGAAGGGGTTTTCTTCTAGGCTTGTTTTACAGACATAAAGCGTTTCATCTTCGTAAAATCCTTGCTTATTAATGATATCAATATGTGGTTTTACATATCGAGAATAGATAATATCTGATTCATCTTGGGGATTAAATGAGATCCATATTTCGCCGGGGTTGTTCCGGATGATTGTGGGAATTAAATCATCCAGGCTTGTTTCCTTTGTGCTTTCTCCTTCCTCAATCCAGGCGATATTAAAATCATCATATGACTTAATTCCTTTAGTACCTCTACTCATTCCGTCAAATGCGAACAATGATTTATTTTGGATACCTGATAGAGATTTATCAAGCACTCTAATTTTGTCTCTTGCGTTGAAAATATCTATCTCTTTAACGAGTGCCGAATGAACAGAGTTTGCTATCGATTTCATGTATTCGCGTAGGCAGAGTATTTTTAAGTTCTCTGCCATTGCCCGGAAAATTAACGCTTTGCAAATGCATGTTGTCTTGTAACCACCACGCCCACCAAAGAGTATTTTTATCTGCTTTGGTTTGAATAAGAATTCCAGCTTGTCGGGTATTTGTATGTTCATTTCATATGTGAATTATTAAATTCCGATGGCCCACCAGTGGAACCTGTCTGTTTTTTAACTTTGGTTTTTTTAACAATCTCAAGTTGTGGCTCATCAACATGGAATAGATCCGGAACAACTCTCTCACCATCTTTCTTTTTAAATGACGGCTCTTGAATCCCAATACGTTCACAACCTTGAAGATATGTTATGTAACAATATGCAATTCCTTCAATACCCGTTACAGGGTCTTTTACAATATCACCTAACTCTACTTTCATTTTATACCTCATTAATGTTTAAAATATAAGAGCAAATGCCCTTTCCTTAATTTAAGGTGTTTTGGTTGTATGCTGTTATTGTTGGTTAATTAACTATTATTCTTTCAGTTCTTTGATTTGATGTTCCCACATTGCAGGATGTATTTCGTTTATATCGCTTATACTTCTCGCTGGATTTCTTTCCAGTTTAAGAACTTCATCAATAGCAGCGTTCCAGCCTTCTTTTCTGAGCTTGTCGGCGTTCACTAAATTTGACGGTAACGAAACAACCCACTTATGAAAAGCTGATTGTTTGGGTGGTTCGTATATCCATACTGCTGTTATCTCTGTTGGTGTAAAGACTCTTCTGCCGGTCCTTTCCCACGATACAACAAACTCATCCTGAATTTCCATGTAATAATATTTTTCATGTTGAGGAGTCCCCCATAAATCTTTTTTGTACATGACCCCGCCATTCTTCTTACATAACTCAATCGCTTCCTTTAATGTACATTCTTTCATTATTTTCCTTTAGTTAGTGTCGGTGCTTTTATCTATTAAGCTAAATTGTCTTCTATCAGGTTCACATCTAATCCCCTGCATGAGCGACAACTACAAGTTTTTAAGTTGCATCTTCCGACGTTCGGTTATTTCAATTTCTCACTAAGTTTTTTAGAATCCAGGATAGAGCATTTTACAGTATCGATAACGAATACCCTCGCTCCTTTGTTCTCTGGTTTCTTCAGGTGGGTGATAACGCTTTCAATGTCGTCTACTATTGTAGTAGGCCATTCATTCTCTTGGTTTTCCATTAGTATTATGAATCTGTTTCCCATCATTTATCCTTTGGTTTACATTTAATAAATTCAACAGTGAAATTAGTTTCAATAGGCCCACCGTTCGGTCCTGATACTTCCATTTTGTCGGTAAACATTCCATGGTAACGGGCAAGAGAATCAAGTGCATGATCTTTGCTGTGGGTCTTAATTGAGATACCCTGGTTTGTTTCTCTGATTTCAGCTATGGATGCCCTTGCCCGGTCGCTCATATCTTCAAAGCGTTTTAAGTGTGCTTTGGTTACTGTGATTTTTTTATTCTTGCCAAGTTTGGTTTTAACAGTGATCACCTGATCGTAATAATCAAAAATTTCATCAGACTGGACAAATCCGATCCTAGCCCATTCATCAGCAATCATTTGAGGAGTAACACCGGTTCTTTCTGCTATTTCTTTTTTCAATTCTGCAATTCTGGCTCTAATTTCAGGGATTTTAAGTAAATTGTAAGCAGTCTGCCCAGCCCCATTTTTACTATACTTTGCTCTTTCTGCTGCTTTGGTTCCGTTATCATCAACTACAATTTCTTGACAAAAACGCTCCCTTTTTGGAGATAAACCTTCTTTTTTGATTGGTTTTTTATTCTTTTTAGCCATTTTTAAGGCATCACCCTAAATAAATGATAATTAGTTGCAATGGTATTCCCACCAATAACCGCCGTTGCTTTCACTCTCCACCGGTCTGTTTTATCTAAGAATAATCCGGCTGTAATTGTGAATTCAACGTATTCATTAGCCAAAAATTTCTTATCACCTTCGACCACTGCCACTGTTCCTAATGTTGGGGTTAGTTCCTGGGGCTCCCCTCGTTCCGGTTCGATTGTCATGGTGTATTTGCTGGCTGATGAAATATCTTGATTGAAATTTACTCTGATCTTTTGTCCTATTCCTGATATGTTATAGTTTATCATTTTTCCTTTTTTATTAACGATTGCGCCTCAACTAATGAAGACAGAGCAGAATTATATATTCTTTGTTGTTCACGATGTTCTTTACACCTTAACCCATTATATACACTTAATTCATTTTCGCATGCCCTTTTTTGTGCTTCTGCCATTCTCGATTGTTTGATTCGGGCCGTCTCTTGTCCTCTTCTATATTTATGATATTCCATAACTGCCCCCATTGCAGCTATCCCATGAGCTGAACCACCTGAACCCCTAGCAGCGGCCTGACAACGAATTTCATGAGAAGGATTTTGAAATGAAGTACCATAAAGCACATCAATCCTGATTTTATCACCTTCTTTATAACCCGGTTTCGGTTTTAATATCTCATCAACTGTTTCCTTAAACTCGTCAACCGGTTCAGGCTGTTCGATACATTCCGGTTCTTTATATCGGAAATCTCTTATCTTAATCTTAAAAAAATAGAAACAGGCAAGAGGCCACATTATCAGCTTTGAAAGAATTTTAATAATTATTGTTTCCATATTTCCTCTTTACCTGCAATTTAAAGAATTTTCAATAAAAAAGCAAATAACAATCAACCTCCATTATTTTTAATGTGTTGTTTGATTACTTCGATTCTAGAAATTGCCTCTTTCGTTCCGAGGATTGAAAAAAAATGAGCTAATACCGGGTCAATTGGTTTATCATTGATAATTTTTTTACCAAATTTCCTACGGTAGAAATGTTTTAATTTACTCCATAAGCTGCTTTTCTTTGTTTTCATCTCTCAACTCGAATAATTTTCTCTACAGGCATACAAGTAAAATTAAATCCTTCATCTTGGTGCCTACTTGGTTCTAAATGAGTTGCGCCCATGCATTCCAAGGGCTTGCAATCTCTATCTTGATTGATGCATTTTTGCACTTCTTTGTTTATCACTATCAATCCGTCTATTGTTAATTTTGGTTTGTTCATTACGTATCCCATTGTTTGGCGTTTTTTAGGGCTTCATTAAATATGTTTTTTCTGTATCCATCAGCACCATTTCTTATATATGCTTCAGCTGCTTCTTTTAGTTCTTTATATTTTAATTGCCCGTTGTGTTCTGCATATTTCACTAATTCAATAGCCTGTTTTAGTGAAAAGCCATGTTCAGAGAAGTTTGTTATTTGTGTTTTCTGGTATTGCTTTACAACTTCTATGGCACTTAAAACCTTCGGCTCTGCTGGTATGATTTGCCATTTTTTTAGTAAAGTTTCTTTAAATTCAGTTCTCCATCCATCTTCAATATCTTTTTTTCTTATAAATTCGATAGCTTCCCAATTAATATTCCTGATTTTATCTTCATACTTTGATTTGTCATATGCCTCTTGCAGTGTCATTAATTCCGGTTCTACTTTTTTAAATGTAATTTGGATATCCTTGCTCCCACATCTTAAGCATTTTGTTTCTGTTATCATTTCAATACCTTTATTGGATTATGATAAAATGAGACTTTCTCTAATAAACTGTTTTAATTCATTTTTCAAGTACCGTTTTCAATGGGTTTTCATCACCTTTAACTTCCGGACTGTTTAGTGAATTAGTGATTAAGAAAAGGCCGCTCATAAGTAAAGCAATGGATAAACCGATTATTATTAATATTAGCGTGAATTCGGGCAATTTTATAATATAATCTATCATCCTGGCACCTCTGGAGGTTTGATTTCTGCGTACATTGAATGTTCAAAATATATCATTGATCCATCTCTATATTTAAAAATGCCTTTTTTGTGGTGGATACCTTCTTTAATAGAGTTATTTCTAGTGTCTAAAATCCAGTATTCTTCAGGAGAATCAGGGGGAAATAACAACGGGTCTTTCCATTCAGTTTTCTTTGCGCATTTTTCACAGGATTGAAATTCAGTGCACTCGCATTTATTCTGAATAATTCCATCATTCCAAATTTCTTTTATTGTTTCTTGGATGTCATAAACTTGCTTAATTGCGTTTTTATGTTGAAAACATTCAACTATTTTATCAGTGAAATCATAAAGCTTTTCTTTTTCCATTTTCATTTCAAAAAATCTCCATTTTAATTTCTGTTTCTGCCTGGTCTGTATCCGATCATTACGAGTGTTTTAGGTTTCATATTTTGAACCGATCTTTTCAAATTGATAATCAGCAGTCATGGCAAACTTAACTATCCATCTGCTGTATTCTCCAAAATCACCCGTTATTATTCCATTTTCAAGAATTTCAACTTCCTGGGTACAGTCGCTATCGTATCGCCAAACTTTACACTTATCACCGACAGATAACTCTACCCCATAAATATCCTTTTCATTGATTGAGTAGACAGGATAAAAAGACAACTTTTCGGCCTTTTTCATTTCTCCTGACTGATTATTAAAATTCCAAAGCTCTCCTTTTTCAGAAAGAAAGAAAAAGAAACCTGGCTCAAGAAATTTTTTCCTAATGTCATCCCAAACTTTAAATTTCATAACTAATCCATTATTGATTTAAAAAATTATTTCTTTTTCAGCTTGTCGATTTGATCACCTAGTAATTGATTAGCGTATACGCTCAGGCTTAATCGTCCTTTGTTCTTTTTTAGGTATTCAACAATATCCGGGTCGAATGCGATTGATAATTGTTGCTTTTTTTCTTTTTTTACTTCTTTTGACTTTTCCATTTTATCTTTATTTTAGAATTAGAATTAGTTATAACCATCCAATTCATGTATAAATTGGATGGTTATAAATTCTATTTTGATTAATTATTCAAATATCTGAATTGCTCAGAGTGTTCTTTTTTCGCATCTTTAGCTGAAATTTGTTTGCAATCTGAATGATCTTCAACGAAAGAATCTCTTTCTTTTTTAGAATCAAATTTATGGAGATCACAAGCGCCAGATGTATCAATATCACCAAAACCAGGAACATATTCAATATTGCTTTCTATTGTTAATTCTGCGTAAAAAGTTTTCATTTGATTCCTTTTTTATAGAGTTTTTGATTTGTTTCGTTGTTGTTAAATATTAATCTACTCTCATTGAAATAAATGTCAATCACTTTATTAAAGTTTATTACACTTTATTTAATCTTTTCCAACTCTTCCCCAATAACCCCCGCAATATTACACCCTAATTTTTCATCGAGATCCTTTGAAGCCTGAACGATTTTTTCATATTCGCTTTCGTGTACAGCTTCGTAGAGTTCGCCGAATGTATGAGAGACATCTTTATTACTTCTTGATGCATCAAGGTTATCCATCTGTACGACTCTGATTATATTGTATATTTTCTCTTTGGTTTCTTTGTTCATTTTTAAGCCTGTATTGACTAAATCTTTTTTATAAATTCATCACCAGAACTAACCAGCACCGATTCAACCATTCCGCACATTTTGATTTTTTGATCAATTTCAGCAATTCTTTTTAGGTATTTTGTTTCTGCCTGTTTGACCATTTCGTTATTCATTCCGGGTCCGGGTTTGCCTTCAAGTGCCCCCGCTTTGATTTTGCGGGTTTCATCTGCCATTTCTTTTTGTACTTCGCATTCGAGCTTTGTGTAAAATTCAATTACTTTTCTTGATTCAACTCTTATTGATATTGTCATCTTTTTATTAATCTCCTTTCAATTAATCCTTGATTTAACATCTCCGTTTCAAGCTCGTAAACTGAATGATATGTTATAAATTTTCCACCTGCTAATAGAACTTCTTTTTTATAAGTCACTTGGTCAGGGTCTAAATTTTTACCTGGCATCTTAGCTTCAATTGCCACAAAAAGACCACGAAAACAAATATGATGGTCTGACATGCCTGGGTTTCTAGTTGGAACTTTTCGACCATTCCCGACTCTGAGAGGCATGTTATCTGTTAATAATATTTTGCAATTGCTTAACAGTTTTAAAAAATCAACACCGGCCTTTTTCAGTTCAGTTTCATTCAGATACTTTTCATTTTTCGGATTTTCATCAAGATACTTATCCTGCCTCTTGATTCGTATACCTTTTTTAGTAAGGATTTCTTTGAATTTATCAGACTCCCCACCAGGTAGGAAGTCATAAATCGATTTACGATTATTCATCTTCTCCAAGTAGCGGGGGTTTTTCTTCTTCATCTGAAGGAACAAAAAACGCCTCATATTTAGAACTTTCTTGATAAAAATGAACTGTTTCACCACAAAAAGATGTTTTAATCTGCTTTGACTTTTCAAACCCTGTCATGATGCTTGATATTTCACTTGGGTACAAAAACAAACCGTCAATCGGTTCCTTTTCTTGCTCAAAAAGCGGCTCAAGGTTTTCAAATCTACCTGATGGTTGCTCGTAGATGACATATTCTTTATTAGACCAGAGTTTTTTATCTGAAATATCAATATACAAATATGATGGATCACCCTTGGCAAGTTTTTTACAAAGCGATTTATGTTCACCCATTAGCTTTTTAAAACATAATAAAGCGCTGTTTGTGATCATAAATTCTTGTGGGGGCAACTCTTTTGATCCGGTTAATTCTTCAATCTCGCTATGCTTTGTTAAAACCGCCTTTTTTGCAAGATTGGCGTTCCCTGCTGTGCAAATTACACTATCGTTTTCAACTCTCACGGAAAGACCTCTATCATTTGAAATTACAGGGTCCATAAAAGTAATCATTGCTTCAAAATCTAATCTATCTATGTTCATAAACCTTTTTTTTGTTAAAATTTACTAAAAATGAGCAGTGCTCATGGGTGGGTTGAAAATGGTTTTATTCGTTCGGTAATAATGATTTTAAAAAATTCAATTCATCAAGTGCGAGTTGTTTTGATTTTTCGTCAAAAACTATAAATTCGTCATTAGCCTCATCAAGATTATCCTCTAGATAATTATTCCATTCAGCGTGTGGCGTTCCTGAACAACCAACTTTGTTTGTTTTTTCGAATACTGGACACCCATCACATTTTACTTTCGGGGTTGGCAATGGAATTGATACTCTAAATTCCATACACAGGCCACAATTTCCAGGTCCGTAATCAGATCCATCTTCTTTATAAATCAATTCCCACTTCTCAATTGACGACTTTAGAGCTTTTAAAGTTTCTGTTTTCATAATCACACCTCTTTAGTTTTAAATTCAACATAATCAAACCAGCATTTTCTCAGAATATCATCTGGTTTTTTACAGAAGGAACAATGGCGCCCGATTCTGAATTTTTTATTTTCTGGGCATAGTTGAAGGTTTATTAGTATTTCTATTAGTGGGTTTGGGGTTTCGTTTTCATTGAAATCACTATTTGTTATTGCGTATATTTCTTTTAACAATTGATCCTGATCATAAGCGAGATTTTTCAAGATAAGTAATTCAGAGTTTACTATCATCCCGTTTATCTCTTCAATTGCTTCCTGGTATGTTTTCATTTTTTTTGTAAATGGAATTTCACCTTTTATCAATCCATCTATCAACGGTGCCAATAATGGTTTTTTTTCATTAGGTGCTATCACATCATACATTACCATGCAATCACAGCGAGCCCCATTTTCTTCTAAAAATTCAAACGTTTTTTCAATGTCAATATTACCCATTTCAGTAAGAACTTTTCTTGCATGTTCTTTTGTTATTTTACCACTGCAATCATTTTCTAATATTTCATCACCAATCATTTGAATAAATATTAACCAGTGGGGATGTTCAAAATTCATGATTTCCATAGTAACCTCATTTAAAAAAGTTGAAAATTTTCATTCCTGAATGATTTACCATCCATTCCAAGAATTGCCTTTTTTGTTCTGCCTAAAATTCTGTCAAGAGTTGCTTTATAGTTCATGTCATACTTTGATTTTTCTAATAATTCCGAAATACTGTGGTTGCTTGTAATGATCACTTTCCGATTATTTCGATCAAGATAATCAATCAATCTAAATATCTGGAGCATTTGCCATTCAGTAAAATGAACTTTGTCAAAATCATCAAGAATAATATACTTTTTAAATTGTGGAATTTCAGGAGTTTCATTATTGTCTTTTGTTTTAAAGCTATTGTATTGATCCTGAATCCAATCTCTTACTGATAGAAAAGTTGCGTATCTTTCTGGTTTAGGTTTCATCCATTCCCATACTAAACGTTCAGCAAGGGTAGTTTTTCCGGTTCCAGGTGCTCCATAGATGAAAATCCAACTACTATTTTTAACGTCCAAACCAGTGAAACTTTTTAAAACGGATTGATAATCATATTTAAACATGAATTCTCTGTCTTTTTTTGGAAAACCGCACAAATCAAGACGTTTGTTTTTATCGTTTCCATGCTCTAATAATGCTTTTTTATGTTTGTCATTTTCCAGCATTTGTTTGTGAATAGTAGGTTTTACGCATGTCCTGCCTTTTGAATCTAAATAATATAAGTCGTCTTCATCGGTTTTCACTGGTTTAAAATTAGGATTTTCAGCCTTTTTTCGGTCTGCTATCCTTTTAAAGACGTTTGTTTTTACATCCGATAGCTTAGTTAATTTTTCAGTCATCCTTCTACCGTGAATGTGCGTTCTTGATTTGGTTGCTGTCGAATCGGTTTTTTATATTCAATAAGGGTTTTTAAATCATCCCTGTATTTTAATCCTAAAACATTTGATAATTGAAAAATATAATCTCCTGATCCATCTTGTTTTTGTTTTTCAACTGAGTTCATACAAGATAAATAAATCTGATCATCAGTTAAGGAGAATAGTTTTTTACAGGTTTCATAATTTTTCAATGTTTGAGATTTTGAGCCTTTTGTATTTGGATAATCAGAAAAAAGTTTATCAAAGTGTATATTGTTCTTTTCTTTCTTTATTACTTTCTTTCTTTCTCTTATAGTGTTCACTCGCTGTTCGTTTGTTGTTCGTTTGTTGTTCGTTTGCTGTTCACTTCCTTGGTACTGCTCCCAGTTAAGCACCGTTATTAACCGGCTTTGGTTGTTCGTTTGCTGTTCAATCATCAGGCACTTTTCAAACATTTTTAATGATCTTTGAATTTTACTTTCATCGATATCAGTTTCTTTTGAAAGTTTTTTCCTGCCTGTTACAAATTGACCGGGATTAACAGTAATTTCTTCACCACCAAAAAAGGTTTTACCCTCGAAAGCATAAGCCTTTAATAGTAAATGTACCCATAGATGAACAGTTCTAGAATCATGATAAAACGAACTTTCTTCAAGCTTCCTGTACAGTTTTATCCATGTTTCCATTAGTCCTCATTTGTTAAATCTTCCATTGTGCAATTCAATGCTTTAGAAAGTTTAATCAAATTTGGAACGCTTGGAATCCTACGACCGCATTCATAATGGGAAATGTGGCTTGGCTCAATACCTGACTTTTCCGCAAGTTTGGCCTGGGAAAACATGTTCCCCATCCTTATCTTTTTTAAGTTCTCTTTGAATTTTTCCATGACTTATAAGTATTATTTATAGCTAAATATGTCAAGTTAAATGACGAACAAGAAATATGACAATAAAAAACCGGTCAAGTAAAAACCGGTATTAATTATTTATGATTAGTTAATGTATTCATGACATGTTCAATTTGTTCCTTTGAGGGCTTAAAAATAGAGCTTGTTTTCTCTGGCTTCAACTCTTCCAATCCCTCTTCAAGAAAATCTAATCTTTCTTCAACTGTCTTTTCTGCCTTAAGCGTGTCTAATTCTTCCGGCGTGCCAATATGTAAAGATTTTGGGGGGTTGTCTATCCTGTTCAATTCATCATGAAATCTTTTTACAATGCTTTCAAAATCCTGGTTTTCACTAAATGTATTATCTTTATATTGTATTGACATAATAATTTTATAATTAAAGATTCAAATAAACCCACATCAGCCAAATAACGACTAACATGGGGAAAATAAAAGCGGGATAGTTCATTTTTTTCTCTTAATAAACCAACCTTTTGCCCAAATCTCGGACTCGGGAAGAAACCAGGGGCGTCTAATTATTTCATATTTTTTTATTATTTGTTTGCCTAATCTCTGGACTTCCCAAAAACCGCCATTTTCAAACTCATTAACAGTGAGAAGACCGGCGAATATTTCACCTTCTTTTTTTTCTTTATGGTAGCCGTGGTCTGTTATTTTCATTTTAATTATCCTGAATGATTTTCGATTTATTTATTATGACCCAAATTTTTGAATTTCCAATATTCTGGATCTTAGGAAATCACGTTCGTTTTTAAGGTTTGATTCAAATTTTTGAGAGTCGATACCTCTTAATTTTTTGACAACCCCGATATCAGTAACAACGACCACGCCCCAACCATTAAAATCAAAATCTTTGCATTCTTCATAAAGAGACATTTCCATAAAATAATATCTTAAATCCCCAAGGCCACCGCTTTCTCTAAACGGTTTTTTTCTATCTGCGTATAAATCTGATTTTGAAGTTTTGCATTCAACAACAATACATAAATCACATTTAAACCCGATAGCGTCAGGTATTTCTGAGAAGTTAGCGCAACCTTTTTCAGCAAAAACAGGGTTGCATTGCTTTGCATTTTTAAGCCAATTTTTAGCAAGTTCTGTTAATTTTTTATGAGTTAGTTTCATTTTACCTTTTTTGGTTATCTTATTTGGTCCCGCAAACTGGACAATATTTTTCATTGTGATCACAGCCGCAATATTTACATTTTCTTTTCATGATTATTTATGTGAAAGTTTAATTAATTCTTTCCACTCTTCTGCATGTGATTCAAGTTGCTTCTGAGTAGCGTTTTTTGGCAGTGCATGACTGTGTTTTATGTCGCAATCGAAGCATAGCCATGCCGTTTTATCATGGGGGATACGACCGCCCATTATCCCCCCACCTGATTTGAATTTTATCAATTTCGATTCTGCATGACACCACCGCTCTGTACCGGTTGGAATGTTGCAACTTCTGCAATGTTTTTCGACCGGGGGCTTTGGCATTTTCTTTTTATTCTTTTTGTTTGGTCCTGGCTTTGGATAGCTCATTTTTTAATTTAAATTACGCTCCAATTTTAAAAGTTCATCTCTTTTCTTTTTTATTTCATTTTTTAAATCTTCTTTCTTTTTTGACTTTTCACCTTCAAGGATTTTATTTTTTATCTTTATAAGCCTGTCTGATAAAAATTTGTTATCAGTGCTCTTCAATCGATAATCAACCAAACTTTCGCTATCGTACATTTTATCGGATCTATCTTTTGATAATTTTAACAATTCTTCTTCTGTGATATCTAGCATAAGGCCAAAATTTAAATCTATCTTTTCACTTGATCCCCAACTTTCGTCATAATCATAGAAGTTGTACGCAAATACTTTTTCTTGTCCATTCATAAGATTAATTTCAATCTCAATCTTAAGTTCTTTCTTCATTTTTTTTGACAATGTGCGCGGCTCAACATCACCAACAAGAAAAACAGTTATTGCTTCAGCTTCTTTAAGCTCTGACTTGTTTATGATATTGTTTTTCAAATCCGTTGTTTCTTCTTTGACTAATCTAAGTTTTCGCTCTGCTGCTTGGACTTCTTTCGCTATCAAAGAGAGCTGTTCAATTTTACCTTTCACCGCTTCAATTTTCTCAAGGTACTCTTTTTCAATTTTCTCAACTGGCGGCTTTGAAAAAATTTTACTGACAACGATTTTATCACCGTGCTCATAATCCTCATTCCCTTCATAATCATGAAATATCATGAAAGGTTCAACGATGTAATTATTTTCATCAATCTTTTTTACAAAGTTTACTGCCTGGCCGTTTTTTAAATAAACTGTATCGTTTTCGTTCATAAATCCCCATTAATCATATTGTGAAAGTTTTCAGTCTGGTGAATTCAGGCTGTTTTAATAAAGAGATAGTAGATCGTGTTCGTGTTCTTTTTCCTTCAATTCTTTTAATTCTTTTTCAGATAAATGTTTTTCATTCTCTAATTTTATCCTATCTTTTTCAGTGTTTACCATTTTGATAAAATCATCTTGCCACGGGCCTTCGTGTAGCCATCCATATGATTCTGTCCATCCTGGGTTACCACTGACAACCCCGTAAACTTCAACAGTGTCTTCATTAAGTGGAGCATTGCAATAGCCGTTTGGAATTGCTTCTATTCCTTCCTTAAGAACAAAAATTCTAAATGTTTTGCCCCTGGCATGATCACCACAAACTAAATATAATTTACCATACTGACCTGTTTTAAATAAATTTGAGTACTCTCTTGCACCTTTCATGAATTACCTTTATTAGATTGTTGTTTAACTCCCATTGCTGAATTATATCTGTCCTCGGGGTGTGGGAGAGGAATCCCCCGGTCGGTCATATCCCGTTCAATTTGCTTTAAATATTCCATGAACTGTTTGACTGATGCATCTGCCGTTGATGTTTGCTCGACAATGTAAGCATGCATTTTAATCGCATCTTCTACCATACCAGTATGATAGACTTTCCTGATTGAGTTGATCATTTCAGCATACTGTTGATCGTCTCGCTCGTATATTTGACAGAGATGTTCACGCCTCAAATAAGTGTAAACCTCTTTTTTAGTCCAATATAATTTTTCCGAAATGATACCGCCCCACAATCTATAAAGGCGATTTTGGTCAACAGTCCTATCCTTTTTCTGCTCGTAAATTTCAACAACGAGAATAGGAGTATCCGGTTGAGATTTTAAGAGCGTGGATATCTGATCAACAATACGCTCTGAATTGATAATGAATGTTCTTCGTTTCATATCTTTTTAATCTTCAAATTTGTAATTGAATCCGAAATCTTTCCAATGTTCCCCGCTGATAACGTCTTTGTAAGATTTTACTCTAAAAACAAACCACTTGTCATTGTGTTTTGTGAAGTCTTCAGAAGCTAATCCCATTATAAACGGGTCACCTTTTTCAATTCTCCCGACTAATTCCGGACGGTCCTCAATTACGACTGTAATACCGTCAAAATTCCAAACGCCGTCATCGTTTTTAGTAGAAGTAGCCACAATGTCACCGACAAATAAGGGCTTTTCACTGCTGTCAATAAGTGGGGTTTTTAATCCACATAGACCGTGTTCACATTCGCCTGAATAAATTCTCATTTTTCCTTTTTTGATTAAATTATTATTTCACCCGTTAAGGTGACAGATTTTAAGAAATTGGGGCTTTTGGCAAAGATGCCCAGTGGGTTATTTTAGTTTTTTGGGTATTGCAAAACTCAAAGCACCAATACTTTCGTGTTTTTTGATTTGATGGTAAATAATATCTTGATAATGAAATCCCTAAGTGTTTATTATAATGAGTATCTTTATATCTAACAACTTTCAGTTCATCATCATCAGGAAGGCTATCTTCAACCTCTGTCCATTCCATTTTCCCTTTATTGATTAAATTATTATCTATCTTAAAAAGTAAATTCTATTAATTTGTTGAAAACCTACACCGGAAATATACCGCCTGCAAACTTTTTTACCATCAATCAGATATGGTGTATTGCTGTACGGCATATCTTTTTCAGGTTGATATCCATAAATATCTTTAAACTTCATATTTCTGGTTGATTTAATTTCTTTAGATGATAGTTTCTTCATGATTTTATTGATTAAAATATTCACTGTTTAGTATTTATTACTTTTTACCAACTAACTTTCCAATAATAGAAAAATCAGCTCCAGTAGCCAAATCAAGTTTTTTGCCAATCGATTTTTCAGCAGTTTCCAAGGTAATTTTATTATTTTTCAACCATTCACGGCATTCATCAGCTCTAGTTTTAAAAATATTAACAGTAAAAGAAGACCGCCTCCCCCTTGATACTGTTAATAAAAGTGTTAAAGGTTCAGGGATATGCGACATATGACTGATCTTAATCCCGCCAACTTTAACCCCCGCCCATTTAACTTCTGGATCACCGAAAAGAGTCATCTGTTTTCCTACCCAATCTTTTCCCTGAACACCCCATCCAGAAATTAAAACCCTTCTCATACCTTTACATGGTTTAAAAGGCTGAAATCCTTCAATACTAATAATAACTGGTTGCTCAGTACTACCCCGACTAACATTCGTAATTAAGACGTTTATAGGGCCGTGCATGACATCGTCATAATTCAATTGATCTGATTTTGGAACAATTGTACTTCTGAAATTTGTGTCTTCTGTCATGATTTGTCATTAGTTATTAGTTAACATCTTAAATCTTGCAGCCATTTAATTTGTTCTTTTAACTGTTCGATTTCTTTTAAATTATCCTGATCCAAATCTTTAATGATATCTTCACGAAATTCTTTGTAAATTTCTTGCCTGATTTCCTTAAAATCAAATTCGTTTTGAATTTTACGATTATCATAATTTCTAAAACCAGATAGCATGTCATTTCTAAAATTTGTCCATGCGTCCGATTCGACATATGGCAAAACGTCACAATAAAGTTCGCCTGCAATGTTATCAACGATATCTTTTGACGCTTCGATTAACTGTTTTTTAAATTTATCAATCAAATTTTGCGCTTCAATCCCACCTTGTTCTGAAAGTTCAGGGAAAAGTGGATATTGTTTTTTTAATTCTGGTGTCATATAATAACCTCTCCATTCATCATGCATTCATAATCAAGACGATCAGCAACTTGAAGACCTACGGAATTTAACTTAAATAATTCAATTTGTTCATTAACCTGATTTTCAAAAACTTCAATCGCTTCTGTGAATTTAGCATGTAATTCAAGATCAGGAGTAACCCGTTTGACAAACATAGGCATCCCGTTTGAATAGCTGATATAATCAATCCATTCGCGTTTGGTTAAATACAGTCCAAATTGGCATTGATTTATATCACCCACTGGAACTTCATTTGCTGCGATAACTGCAACTTGTTTTTTCTGAACACGCCCTTTAATTTCAAGTAAGCCCGGTTCACCAACAAGACCATCAGGAGAATAACCCAATAGACCGCACGAAATAAAACCGCATTCAGTAACGGGGGCATAATTAGCGCTATAAATAACCTTCGCTAATCCCTCTTCAATATGCCCTCGCTCCATGTGTCCATTCGTATAAGTTTGTTCAACCGTTCCTGTTATTCTCTGCGCTGCGATTTCATAAACAAAGGCTTTCACTTTGTCATTATTTGCGATTTTACCGGTTGGGGTGACTAATTGATTCATGACACTGGCAGTCACTATGCCAATTCTGGTTTTATGCCATTCGTCGGTGCCCTGTTCTAAATCGTAGTGGTATTTAATTTCACTCATTTGAATATTGCTCCTTTAAATATTCTTCCATTTTTCCCGGATATTCGTCGTTGATAGTTGTTAACATTTCATCCATATCACATCGTTCGAGATATTCTTCATCGTTGATGTGTTCGCAAATATCATCCATGGTGTAAAAATCCATTGCTTCACGAACCGGTATTTCATTTAAAACGGCTTCTTTATCCACTAATATCGGTATTTTTAATAGTGATAATTGGCCGCTTTCCGGGTCATCTGTTTTTTTTACTTTGCACATTTGCCACCTTTTAAAAGTTAATAAATAAGATGAATGAAAAGATTACCTCCCGTAGATAAAGTTTATTGCTTTTTGATCGATTTCAGAGCATGGGGCTTTTAAGACATGATTCAAAAAACGCTTTCTTCTTTTCAATTCCCCGCGCTCTTTATGATTCCTAGTGTAAACTACTTTACAATCAACCTTTTTGATTTGACTTTGAATGTCTGCTAACATGGTTCATTCTCCACTAGCTCGATTATTGTTTCAATTGCTTGGGACAATACAGCAACTGCAACATTTAATTTTTTACCCTTGAATATGCCTGAAATTTTAGACCCCAATTCCTGCGACTCTTTAATTGCATCTTTATTGGCTTCTAAATGCTGAATCATTGACATTTTTATAACGTCTTGAAACTCATCTGTGAATATTTTCATTTCCGAACCTGTTTAATATTAAAAAATACTCTCATTCGATACAACCGAAATAACCATCAATCAAGTTGGTTGAATTTCGAATTGTTGATCAATCATAAAATATATTTAAATCATTTGTCAATATTTATTTTATCGTTTGACATAATAAATATTATCCAATATATTTAAGCCACATTACATATATTGATTAACTGTTAATTCAAATAAAGGACAAAATGCACAACCGCCCGCCATGTTGTGAAACACACGGGCAAAGGTTTAATCAATATAAAACAATAACTATAAGGGAGCTATAAATGGTAGACAAGAAAAGAGATTTAACGAATACGCAGGTAAATATTAATAAGGCAGATTGGGCGAAATTTAAAGCGATTTGCACTATAAAAGGGGATGACAAAAACTCTGGATTTTCTGAAGCCATCAAAGATTATAATGAAAAAAATAAAGGGGTATTCAAATAATGGATATAAAACAATTATCAGAAGTTGCAGGGGTTTCGAGGTCAACATTGAGCAGAACAGCAAAATCTTTATTTCCTGGGCTTATTGTGAAAGGAAAGAAAACATTTTTTAGTGATGAACAATCATTAAGGATAATAGAAAAGGTTAAAAAATCAAATATGGTTAGTAAAGCTGTGCAAAATGAGAATGTACCTGTTCAAAATGCACAAGTCGATTATGATGCAATAGGAAAAATGATCGCCGTTGCTGTTTCCGCTGCCTTGTCTCCCGTAGTTGAAAAACTTGGAAATTTATCAAATCAGAAGGCACTACCTGAACCGATAAAACAAGATTCTTATTCTCTGGTTGCATATTGCAAAGTCAAAAGCATCACAGTTAACCAGTCTCAATTAGCACTGCATGGAAGGTCATTAAAAAAGATGACAGTTGCTAAAAATTTGAAAGTTTCAAAGCTTCCTGATGAACGCTGGGGATTTGTAAACAGCTACCCGTTGGAAATCTTAGACGAATATTTTTCAGCTTAATTTTAGGGGGAATGATGGAACCAGAAAAGAATGCAACAGACGACGAAGAGATATATCCTTGCGCGGAGTGCGGTTTAATGAGATCAAAAAACCAAGGCGGCACCATCTTTACTTTATGTGATGAATGTTGGGATAAGCATTATAAAAAGTTGAAAGATGAAGCCAATTATCAAGAGGACAAGGACAAATGCCACCAGAAAACAAATGTGAAGAACTAAAAATAATCAGGATAAAACTTGATGAATTGATTAAAATTAAAAACAGAGGTGGTTTACTTCCTAAGTATGCGAGATATATTGATAACCGTATTTCATTGAGAAGTGGACAGCTTTTGAGGGGGAATTTGTGATAAACCAAATAGTCAGAGATAATTTAATTAATGTAAAAGGCTATTCTCCTTACTGCGGAAATCATAAATGTTATGAAATGCCAAGAACGCATTTTGATGGTAGCCAATTTTATTGTAATAATTGCGGGTGGGTGTCTTCTTTTCCTGTTGATTTTATAAAAAAATATACTGATAAATGGGGGATTTGATGAAAGAAAATAAAAGATATTTATGGGGTATGGTACACATAGACCAGAATGGAAAGCCCCCGAAAACTAAAGTGGGGGATTATTTTGTGGAGTCGGATGAAGGGGAAATTAAGAAGTACAAACCAAATCTGTTATTGGAAACCCTAAAAAATGGCTTGCCACTGAAGCAACTACCGCAACAATAGCCGTCATGAATTTCTTGTCTTTATAAAAAGGGATAGCGTGTTTTTTTAATGTTGCTTTGACTATCTCTTCATTTTCTTCTTTGCTTTTACCCTGTGAACTCATGAGAAGCTCAACCCCGGCAATTATCAATGGAACTGGTATCATAATATTACCCTGTATGATTTGGAAAAAATGAATTAGATTGCATTGCCTCCACTAATTGCTCGGCTCTAATTCCGACTTGATGAAACCATTTTGAATCTTTCATCTGAACACCGGCCTCTAAATAGTCACCGTTTTCAAGTGCTCGAATCATCATTTTAAATCTAAGGAAAGATGAACGCCCAATATTAAAATGGAGATTTAAAAGAACTTCCTGGCGAACATCTGACAAATCCTCAAACCATGAAAACTTTCTTAACTGTTTTTCAGTGGCGTCGATGTCATTATTTAGCATGTAAATAGCTTCATCTTCTGATATCCCATTATCATCAATGTTACGGCCTACCCCTATCGTCAACTTGCCCTCAGAACATCTATAAGGCTTTAATCTTAATGCTTCATGCCTGATCAATGTATCTGTTAATCTTTTTCTATCCATTTATTTACCTCGTTTTAATTGTTGATAAAGTGGAGGCCGATTTATATTATTAAGATCCCTTTGCATTGAATTAAGAATTTGAGTTTGAATTATTACGGCCTCTGTTATCTTCGTTAATATCCCGTTTGTTATTTTTCTATTTTCTTTTTCATCCTCTCTTAATTGTTTTAATGCCTCTTTGAATTCTCTGTGATCTCTGGATTTATCACCAAGTGAGATTGCCATGGACCGTAAAACTTCTATCTCTTCTTTTTGTACAGCTTTTACCTCTCTTATTTCTCCCTTTACAGCTCCTATTTCGCCTCTGGCGTCTGACACATAAATTACAAGTAGGGCAAAGGTAGCCAGAAACCCTATAAGCGCCAGAACGACACCTATATTTTTATTTATCACCGCTGCCATTTTATCCATTTTTAATTTATGGTGAAATATTTAATATCACGAGTGAAAAAATCAGTTGTGTTTTTTCCTATCCAGGTAATCATTTCGTCATCACTTGCTAAAACTTGACCGAAAGGAAGCGCCGAGCCTTCACTGTTTTTCGATAAAACAAAATCAGTATCTTTTCTAATTACCAAGTAATATTCAACCCCCGGAACTGGCATATTATCAGCGTCAAGCATTCCGTTATATCTCATTAAGGGTTTAATCATTATCTCTTTTAAAGCTGTTATATCCTGTCTTTTTGACAATGGCACCGGGTAAGCATCATTTGATTTTGTCCAAATCGATACTTGAGAATCAGGAGGGAAATTGAAAGCAATATAATTCGATGTTAATATCTCATCAGGGAAAACAATCGGAATTGCGAAAGTGTTGTATGTTGTCTGATCAAATGAACCATTTCTATTTAAATCCATATTATGCGATATTTGCACCACCGGATCCCGTTCTAAAATATCAGAATAATAAGAAGGATATCTTGGAACTAAATTTGAATAACTCAGATTCCATATTTTTGGAACATTGATTTCAAGCCCTAACTCTAAATAACGAGCTTTTAAATTATCTTTAATTCTGATCAGTGGTAATAGCTCATATATCCCAGCAATTTCAGCTTTTAGAGTTAAATCATTATTAATAACACCCTGAGAAATATTGCTAATACATGCCAATTGTTCTGCTGGTGTCTTTTCCCATAAAATCATTGAATTAGTTAGACATAAAACAGCATCATGAATGCCGGACGTTTCAAGGTTCATTTCAGTAAATTTTCTAATAAGCGTTTGCATATCAAGATAAGCTAAAATCAATCTTTCAGCTTCGTCTAAGCATTCGCCAACGGTTCCGAATCCTTGACTAAATAAATCCCTGGCAACTGGTGTTCTGATAGTTGTTAACGGGTTTATATTTTTTATTGCATCGTCTACATTAACAATGGCGTCAAGTTCTTGGCTGTCTTCACTATATGTTAATTCATTATGGCAGGTACCCTCAAAAGTAACTTCAATATATTGGATATCTTCTGAAATTTCCCCCGGAACTTCAAACGCTCCGAAATCATCCGTTGTTTTTCCAAAAAAATGCTCCCCGTTTTGGTTGATGGTTCCTGGGTCAATTGGGTACATTTCAACTTTCCCACCCTCAAAACATGGACCTTTCTGGCATAATCCAGTTATAAGCCTATTCCTGTTTTTGGGCTTTGTTCCATCACCTTCCCCGTCTTTGCCGTCTTCACCTGGGTCACCTTTACATGCAAAAAATAATAAAAATGGTGCATGTGCTATAATTTTAAGAATAATTCTTCTTTTCATAATAGATCTCGATTGAAGGTTAGATTAATATATAACACAAATAACCCTTGAAATCAAGAAAATGGTTTTTTTTGTACTGCTTCTATTTCAGAACTGTTTTTTATTCGTTTCCAATTCAATCGCTCAGCTACTATTTTCTGCTTATCTGTTTCTGAAAACTCAAAATCAGGTAAAAATACATAGTCAGTATCTTTTAGATTTTGAATACACAAAGCTTTTTGAGAAGCTAAAGCGTTTTTTGAATCATCAATTACTTTTTGCTCTTTTTCGGCTTCTGTAAATTGTGGTTCAATGGGATTATCAGGCCCGGTTTTTCTCATCATTTCAGCGTAGAATCCTGATTTTTTATCGAAAGATTGGCCTAATGTTCCATCGTCATTTTTTATGCAATAGTAACCTTTGCCTTGATCTTTATATTTTATAATTTTCATGGTTTATTTATGGTGTCCGGGTTTGCTTTCTAATTCACCACCGCCTGAAAAAAGATATTGTGAAGTAGA